TTGCCTTTTGATATAGATTGTGACTATGTATGGCATTTAGCTGCATCATCTCACGTAGACCGTAGTATTGCAGACCCTTTGTCTTTTGCTATGGATAATGTAATAGGGACAGTTAATCTTTTAAATGCGTGCCGTTCATTGCAACCTAAGAAATTCATTTACTTTTCAACTGATGAAGTATTTGGTCCAGCACCGCACGGTGTAGCATATAAAGAATGGGACAGATATAATTCAGGCAATCCTTATGCAGCAGCTAAAGCAGGTGGAGAAGAGATGGCTGTAGCATTTGCTAACACTTATAAGATTCCTACTATAGTCACTCATACCATGAATGTATTTGGTGAACGCCAACATCCAGAGAAATTTATTCCATTAGTTATTAAGAAAGTTCTTAAAGGGGATAGAGTTCAGATTCATGCCTCGCCAACACAGGAACCAGGTATTAGGGCTTATATCCATGCTAGGAACATTTGTAATGCTTTAATCTTTTTAACTGAAAAAGGAGATTGCTTAGATGGTTCAGGAACAGTAGGTAAATACAACATCGTAGGAGAACAAGAGGTCAACAACTTAGAACTAGCACAAAAGATAGCGGGCATTATGGGCAAAGACTTAAAATATGATTTAGTTGATTTCCATTCATCCCGACCAGGACATGATTTAAGATATGCTTTAGATGGCTCTCTACTTCATAAAATGGGATTCGTTTATAATAAAAACTTTGCTGAAAGCTTAGAAAAAACCATTAATTGGTATCTAGATAAAAACAACGCACATTGGCTATGGTTATAGTGATTACATATCCTGGTAGCCCTTGGCTGTCAGAATGTGTATCTTCTTTAGTAGGTTGTAAGTATCCAATTCACTTAGTAGTGAATCCGAAAGATAATTGCCCGTATGACTCAGGAGCATTCTATTATGCACAAGAACACGGCATAAAAGAATTTATTCCATTACACGATTCAATGATAGTCAAAGATTTAGCTTTATTCGATAAAGCTTTTTCGCTTAAAGGTAATGTAGCTTTTGCAGAAAGGTTTTTAATGTCGTTTGGGAAATGGGAACTAGCCAAGATTCAACCACTACACCCTAAGGCAATAGATAAAAAATCAGCACTGGCATTTGAAGAGTGGACTCAGACATTTCGACCCGACCATACTATTGAACCACTTTTAAAAGACACTAACACATTCATAGAAAAGCATGGCAAGAAACGTATGGTATTAGAAAATCAATATATTATTAAGTATAAGGGTACGTGGGATATAAGTATGATATGAACGTAGTAGTACCAGGAACATTCGACCTATTTCATGAAGGGCATAAAAGACTTCTCGATTATGCGTGGATGATGGGAGATGTCACTGTGACGATTAATAGTTGTAGATTTTCAGAAGAACTAGGTAAATCTTTATTTGAATCAGACCAAGCCAGAACAAAAAATATATTAGATTATGCACACGAATCCAATCAACCAGTAGAAGTATACGTAGTATATTCAGAAGCAGAATCATTAGCTCGTACATTAGAAAAGGCACCTTGTTTTCGTTTAACTGGCACAGATTGGAATTTAGCTAAGACGAGTAAACGGTGTGAAGTACCTGAAGATTTCTGGGAAGCACATGAAGTTTATTTAGTTTATAAGGACCGATTACCCAATATAAGTAGTACAATATTACGCAATGCAAAAACCAATTGAAATATTAACAGGTGGGGCTTCACGACAAGGTGATTACTATTCGGGATTTCCTACTGAAGCTATAGGTGGAAAGAACTGGCAACCAGTCCTTAAGGAAGGAGCCAAGATGGTAGATAAATATTTTAAATGGCAATTAGGATTTGGTTCTTTATTGGGAGCAGTGAGGGAAGATGACCATTGTGTTCATCACGATATTGATTTAGATATAGATGTTTTAATCACAGACCGTAAAGAAGTTGAAAAAATACAAGAATTTAAACAGTCGGTCATAGATAGAGGATATAGATTTATACGTGCTCAAATGTATGACGGACTAACAATGTCACTTTTATTCGTAGGACCTGGTAACATTTTATTAGATTATGGATTCTTTTATCATTTCTGGGGCTCTGACTTATTAAATGTAGGCATATATGGGATTGTAGTTAGACCTGAATACGCCTTAGAATCTACAACCATCAAGATAGGGGACTATGATTTTTATATCCCTAAAGAATATGATAAATACTTAACAGGCAGATATGGAGACTGGAGGACACCTAAACATTCCAAAGGTCATTGGTATAATGATGCAGGTAAATATTTTGTTCCATTAGATTCAAGATGAAAATAAATGATTTAAAATTACAAGAAAAGATAGAGTGGACGCCACATGCAGGACAGAAACTTATACTTGATAATCCCGCTAAAGAAATCTTATTATGTTGTGGAAGACGTTATGGTAAATCTTTAACATGTGCATATGAGGTTGTGAAGACTGCTTTATTACCAGATAAACGGATTTGGATAGCAGCACCTAATTATGAGCTATCAAAGATTGTATTTGACCAAGCAATGATATGGATGGCAAAGATTCTACCACCAGCTAAATTCAAAGTTCAATTAAAACCATTTCCAGTTATTAAGGTAGCAAATGGTAGTATTATAGAAGGCAAGTCATGTGAAGCTAAGGCAGGTATGTTGGGACGTTCAACTGATTTAGTAGTAGTTGATGAGGCGGCACTTGTAGATGAAAACATCTGGACACAGCACATTAAACCAACTACACATGAACGAAAAGGCAAGGTATTATATATTTCCACTCCAAGAGGATTGAATTGGTTTTATGAGAAGTTTATAGAACTAGGCAAGAACGCATATCAGTTTAAATCATTAGATAATCCATACTTTCCATTTCCTGGAGCTACTGAAAAAGAACGCCAAGATGAATGGGAGAAAATTAAATTAAGTGTTCCTGAGAATGTATTTAGACAAGAGTACGAAGCAGAGTTCCTTACTGAAGCTGGATTGGTATTTAAGGGCGTAGAAGACGTTATAGCCGAAACACTTAAAGACCCAGTACCAGGCACAAGTTACGTCATGGGAGTAGACATCGCCAGGCATGATGACTTTACTGCTATATGTGTAATGGATAGAGCTACAAGACATGTTGTTTATATAGACCGCTTTAGAGATATAGATTATCCAGTTCAAAAAGAAAAGATTCTTACAGTTTCAAAACGTTATAATAACGCAAAGATTATAATAGACAGCACAGGCATGGGAGACTCAGTAGCGTCAGACTTAAAACGTTTTGCTTTTGTAGAAGAATATCCACTTTATTCACATCAAAAGAAGATGCAGCTTATTGATAAGCTAATTATATATATTAATGAAAGGGTAATTAGAATACCTAATAACCAAAATTTAGTCGAAGAATTAAAAAAATACGAAGTAACAGTTTTAGAAAAAAGTAAAAAATACCACTATTCTGCACCAAAGGGCAAACATGATGACTTGGTTATCGCGACCGCACTTGCAGTATGGGGGCTAACACCTGCCAGAATTAACGAAGACGAAGACGTTGAGACTGTCCAGGAATTTAGAGAATATGAATAACGACACAACAATTTATAAAATAATCGCAGACTCAATAAATGAATTTAACAATGATTCAGTTACTATTGTGGACAGCTTTGAATTTCGTCAACGCAATACCATTGAACAAGTTGTTAGATTACACAATTCAAAGTTCAAAGATGGTGATACCGACAAAGAAGGATTCAGAAAATACTTTAAAAATATAGTAAAGAATCCATGTCAGGCATCTACCAAGGCAGTTAAATTCACACCGAAAGACATTACAATAGTTCCAGCACCAGGACAAAACTCAAGACATACCTGGCTCATGGATAGAGATTTAAGATATTACTTAAAAGAAAAAGAATTTAGTAAAATATTAAATAGACTATTTATCGAATTACCTATCTTTGGTAGTGTCGTTCTAAAGAAAGTAAAAGATAAATTCTTTTTTGTAGATTTACGTAATTTAATTAACGAACAAGCCGCAGACAGATTAAAAGATGCATCCTATGTAATTGAACAACATAATTATTCATTACATGAATTACGCAAGAAACCATGGGATAACATTGACGAAGCTATCCAAATGTGGCGTGATACCAAGAAACCTTATATTAGAGTATTAGAATATTATGGAGAAGTTCCAGAATCGGAATTTGGTGGCAGTGAAGACAAATATGTATATTCCAGGTTTATTGTTTATTTGCCTGAAAAAGATTTAGGTGATAGGCTAGATACTGGTAGTGCGGGAGTTATCCTATCAAAAGATAAAATCAGTATAGATGAATTTCCTTACAGAGAATTTCATTGGGAAAAGATTCCTGGCAGATGGCTGGGAGTTGGTAGGGTTGAATTACTCACAGACCCACAAGTTAGAACAAATGAAATCATTAACCTAAGAGTTAAATCATCTTATATAGCTGCTTTAAATCTTTGGCAAACACGTGATGACAATGTTAAAAAGAATCTTATTAAACAAACTGTTCAAGGGCAAGTTATTACAGCTCAAGATAGAATTGAGAGAGTTCCTACTGAAGATAGAAACACGTATGCTTTCTCTGAAGAAGAACAGGGCTGGAAAGCAAGTAGGGATGAAAATACATTTGTATATGACGTTGTTCGTGGTGAACGACCACCAGCTGGCACACCTTTAGGTTCATCACAAATGGCAGTAGAGATGACTCAATCTTACTTCCAACATATTAGAGAAAACATTGCATCTGAAGTTAAGGAATTAGTCTACAATGATATTATTCCATCATTTAAAAAGAACCCAGAACATTATCTTAAATTAGTGGGAGAGGACCTAGATATATGGAATGAATATAGAATAGACCTCGAATGGAATAAGGAATTACTTAAGTTTGTTAAAAAACACAATCGCATTCCAACAGATGTCCAAAGCACGGCAATAAAATCAGTGATTACGGAAAAAGTAAGACGCACAGAGAAAGACGCATGGATACCAAAAGATTTATATAAAGACGTTAAGTATTTAGTAGATATTGTTATAACAGGACAAGATAGAGATATCAGGGTAGAGGCTGCTAATATGGCACTTATCTTACAGACAATGATTGCAGACCCAACTGTTTTAACAGACCCAGCTAAACGTAAAATATTCGGTAAGCAATTAGAAACCGTAGGTCTTAATATCAACGATATTAGTCCTGCTCAAAACGATGCTCAAGAAATGATAGGGCAAAAGGTCGAACAACAAAAAGGAGGTGGTATAAGCCGCCCTAATCTACCACAAAACCTAAATATAGGTAGTGGTCAAATGTAATGATTCCAAACGATAAACTTCAAGAACAATTAGATAAGTTAGCGTCAGGGAATTATGGAAAAGTATTGCGTCAGTATCTTAATCAAATTATTGATGAAATGGATACTGCCAGAGGAGCACGCGATGCAGGCATAGAACAATTCGTTGGTAGAGAACTTGCAATCGAGTATTTAGAAAAGATAGTTCGTAGATTAACACCAGATGAGGACGTAGAAGATGTAATCAACGAGTACGAATAATTATAAAATAAAAGAGAAGGCAACTCTCAAATGCCAATATATTATGGAAGAAATTCAAAATGAGAACGTCGACTCTAAAATAGACGAAACTGAGGACGTGGACTCCAAAAACCACGATGAACTAGCATCGCAAGATGATGGGGACGATAAAAACGTCGAGGCAAAAAATCGTCAACTCTTTGAGAGAGCGAAAAAAGCCGAACAAAAAGCTAAAGTCGAGGAAGCTGAGAAACTTCTTTTACAGAAGAAAATCAAAGAATCGACAGCAAAGGCAACTGGTAATACGCTAGATGCTTCTGATATAGCTAAAACTGTGCTAGCTTTAAAGGACTATACACCTGAAGAGGTAGATTATATTGCCAAACAGGCAAAGTTCATGGAGGTCTCTCTGCCTGAGGCTGCACAAAACGAAGACGTGAAGTTATTTTTACAAGCAAAAAGGGAGAAAATCGAAAGGTCGGACAAAACACCCGAACCTTCTACTAAACAATCGACCTCCACAAAAGATGTCAGTCAGTGGTCAAACGAGGACCTTAGTGCGGCAACGCAACGAGGCGATTGGGAAGCTGTTGACAGATTCCGAGCGTGGATGCGAGANNNNACATATCTCAGCAATGGTTCCTTCATTTTGGTCAGACTTAATGCAAGTTCCTTTAAGGAAAAGTTTAGTCGCAGCTGCAGTTGCAAATACTCGCTTCGAAGCTAAATTATCCAAGGGGGACACTATACATTTCCCATACCTAAGTGAAACCGAAGCTGAAGATTACACTCCTGGCTCTACTATCATAGTTAATAATGCATCTGCTACAGATGAATCATTAGTTGTTGATAAAGCCAAGGTTGTTGCAAACTACATAGATGATGTAGAGGCAATGCAAGCAAACTACTCTTATCAATTAGATATCGCTGATAACGCAGGTTATAAGCTAAAAGATGCTATTGATACTGCAGTCTTATCTCACGTTTCTGCTGCTGCTTCTGGTCTATACTATGCTAGTTCTGCTGCACCAATTTCACACGCTGCGATTACTGACGTTACTTCTGGAGCCGCTATTACAGCTACTTCCGCTAACATTATTGAAGTTTTTGCATCTGCTAGAAAAGCATTGAGAAAACAAAATGTAGAGGAAGCTGGAGACTGGTGTGTCGTTACTACCCCTGAAGTCGCTATGGCAATGGAAATAGCTGGAACTGAAAAAGGATTTAGCGTAGCTGATGCTACACTAAGAAACGGATTCGCAGGTAAATTCCTAGGATTCGAAATTTACATTTCTAACAATCTTCCTGCAAACTATAACTACTTCGGAAGAAAGGGTATGATACATCTAGCTGTCCAGGCACCACCTAAGATGCAAATCAAGGATGTTTCTGATTTACTTGGAAAGAACCTAATTGCTTCTACAGTATATGGTACCAAGGCATTCACAAGATATAAAAGTAGATTCTTGACTGTTAAGATTACTGCTTAAATCTTTCTCTAGGGCTGAACTCTTTCAGCCTTAGGATAAGGATTTAATAAATAATAATACCAAGATGCAATTATCAGAATTAAAAACAGATTGTCTGTTTATGAGTAATGCAACACTTACTCAATATCCAGACGCAGACTTATTAAGAAACCTCAACATTGCTTACGATGATGTTGTGTTGAGTATTTGGAGAGTGGTCGCTGATTGGCAATTTGACGATAGTGCCACAACGCTTCCTATTGCTACAGCTGCATTAGTGGCAGGACAAGATAATTATGCTTTACCAACCACTGCAAGACAAATAGAACGCGTGGAAGTGAAGGACTCTGCAGGTGAATACGTTAGGTTACAAGCCATAGACCAGGCAAACATTGAAGATAGTCTTGAAAACTTTAAGGGCGAAGATGGTGTTCCACGATATTATGATTTAGTAGGCAAAAATATCATGCTTTATCCCGCATCCAGTTATGCAGCGGATGAAGGACTTTTGATTATGATGAATCGTGCTGTTACACAATTATCTGAATCTACTGATGAACCAGCCGTAGATAGGGAGCTACATGCCTTAATTACACTCAAGGCTGCATTACGTTGGTGTATCGCCAAAGGCAAATCATCTAAACGCAACGAATTAGAAAGAGAAATAGTAAGACTAGAAGACAAATTAAAATCATTATATTCATCTCGTAATAAAGATTACGATGTTAAAATTAAGCCATTAAGGCAAGATTATAATTAATATGTCAAAACTTAATATTACGTCTGTCATGAACAATTTCTCAGAGTTTCAGGCAGGATGTTTTCAGGTTCGTATCAATACACCTTTTATCGAATTGCAACGTAGAGGTCATCAAACCGATTATGTCATATCGGGACAATACGAATATCCAGAGGTTGATACCTCAGATATTATCGTTTATTCTAGAAGTTATGCTAAGGATATCTTTCGTTCATTATGGAAACATAAATCAGATGGTAAGAAAATTGTCTATGATATTGATGATGATGTATGGAATATACCAGAGATGAATCCCGCACATCAGTATTTTCAAAAAGAAAAGCATACAGTAACAGGATTGTGTAAAGAATCGCATATGGTTACTACCACCAATCAAGTGCTTGCAGACCTTATAAAAAAAGAAACAGGACAAACCAATGTAGTCGTATTACCCAATGCACTGGATTTAACGAAATTTAAGAAAAGAGCTAACAAATCAGGACTACGAATAGGATGGACAGGCGGAGCGAATCACTATGAAGATTTAAAAATCATTTTAGATGTTATCATTGATTTACAAAAAACATATGACTTTGAATTTTATATTCAAGGATTAACAGGAAATGATTGGAGGGCAGATGCTTATACAACTCATTTAATTTTATCAAGAGGTGCAAGCGAAGAGAGTAAAGTCAAACTTAACCAAGAGAAGCTCAAGATATATGAAAAGTTTAAACAACTTAAAAACTTTACACATATTCACTTTTACCCACCAGAAATGTATCCATCTATTCTGATGAATATGGACTTAGATATTGGTTTAATTCCTCTCGTAGGACATAAATTTGATTCTAGTAAATCAATTATTAAATATTTAGAATATACTGCGACGGGTTCTGCGGTAATTGCGTCCAATGAATTACCATATCAGGGCACAGTTTTGAATACAGTTAAAAACAAACATATGCACTGGTATAAAGCTATAGAAAAACTTATCAATAACGAACAACTTCGTGAAGAGTTAGCCAACAAACAATACAAGCAACTATTTCCCAAATATGATATCCAAACAGTTGGTCAACAATACGAAGATGCATATTTAAAGCTATATGGACAATCTTAAAAACTTTGCAAAAGTTGAGGTATTAGGCGGCTATGATGCTGATGATACAGAAATTCAGCTTAAAGCTGGTGAGGTTGATAAACTTCCAGACGCACCTTTTAATTTGGTTTGGTGGAATGTCACGAATAATCCTGACCCAGCAGATGATATCGGTGTAGAGATTGTACGTGTCACGGGTATCACTGACAATACTTTAACAGTAGAGCGTGGTCAAGAAGGAACTATAGCATCCGATAAAAAACTATCAGGTAGAAAATATCAAATGATATTAAGTGCCACCAAGAAAGTATTTGATGATATTACAGCTACTTATGTCCCCTACACAGGAGCTACTGATAATGTAGATTTAGGAGAGAAACATTTAACTACCATAGGAAATATAAAAGCAACAAGAACATTTCAAGAT